AAATATAAATCAAATATATATTATGGTTATGAGAAATATTCTGATGTAGCCACGCATTTATCTGACGATAGTTTTATTGAAGGAATTGGCAAGCTATTTCACGATGTGGGCACGTCTTTAAATGCCCCTGAGTTTAATATTTCAGAGCTTTTAGGATTTGAAACACGGGAGGAGCAAATAGCTGAATTGATGAAATATAAAACTGAAGTTTTAGATAAAGCTGAACCTCCAATATCAACGGCGACTCCCAAACCAAGTCCCAAACCAACGCCAGTACCACAACCAAAATTGACTAGAGTTGCTAAAAAAACCACTGTTAAATATACGGATTTAGTTACTGAGAATTTTCCAGCAGATCAAATAAATAATGCTCTAAATGTCATGGCCGGAGAGTCTTCTGGTAATGCTAATGCTAAGAATACAAACAAAAATGGTTCTACAGACTGGGGCTTAATGCAAATTAATGATATTCATAAGTCTGTAATTAAAAACAATTTTGGGTACACTATGCGAGATATGCTTGATCCAGAAAAGAATGTTGAAGTAGCAAGATTTTTATATGATCAATCATTTAAAGAGCATGGCAATGGCTGGATTCCGTGGGTTGCAGCAAGGAAATTGGGCCTAGTAAATTTAGAATAGTTTGATTGTGCTAGAATAAATCATGGGAAAACCGCAAGATTTTAAGGAAGGCAATACTGCTTCATTGAAATACAAAAAGGAATATATACAAAAGGTTGACGAATATCTTAAAAAAAATAAAGATAGGAATGTCCCAGTTGTTAAATTAAAAAGTATTGAAAAAGGTTATTCAACGTACAAAAGAAAATTGAAAGTTAAATTGCCTACTATTTATGGTTTTGCAATATTTTTAGGTGTTACTGAAAAAACTTTGCATAATTGGGCTAAATCTCGTAAGAAATTTAGGCGCGCTTTAAATAGAATTAAAGATGAACAAAAGTTGAGGTTGGTTAATAGTGGATTGGCTGGGGAATACAACCCAACAATTGCTAAACTTATTCTTTCTTCGGATCACGGAATGAAAGAAAGAACTGACAATACTAGTGGCGATGAGCCATTAGATAATAATTTTAATGATGAACAAATCGACAGGATCGCAGAGCGTATCGCTAGAAGAAAAAGCGATGATGGTGGTGCATCAAGCACAGAAGAGTCTAATTGATTTTTCTATTGCCACTGACTCGGGTTATCAAGATACTTGGTTTCACGAGACTATGGCCACTGTTTTTCAGTCTGTGCTTCAAAAGGTTGAAGAAGGCAAAGATGCAAGAGTAATTCTTACAGTCCCCCCTCGACACGGAAAATCAGAGTTAGCTACTAAGAAATTTCCTGCATGGATGTTAGGAAAACACCCCGAATGGCCTATTATGGTTGCTTCTTATTCAGGGGATTTGGCAGTTGACTTTGGGCATGGTACTAGGGAAATTATGCAGTCACCTTCTTATCAAGAAGTTTTTAAAACTAGGTTGAGGGTAGATACCCAAGCAAAAGGCAAGTGGATGACCGAAGAAGGCGGTGGCTACATGGCTGCTGGAGCTGGTGGCGCAATCACTGGAAAAGGGTTTAAGATAGGAATTGTAGATGATATTTTTAAAAACAGAGAAGAAGCCGAATCTGAGACTATCCGTGAGTCAAGGTGGGATTGGTATAGATCAACATTCTACACTCGGCAAGAAGGAAATACCGCCATTATTGTTATTGGTACTCGCTGGCATACTGATGATCTTATTGGGCGGTTAATTACAAAACAAGAGGATGATGAGGCAAATAAAGAAGAAGAATACGACAAATGGACGTTGATTGAATTTCCCTCAATTGCCACTAAGGATGAGGATTTTAGAAAAAAAGGTGAGGCTTTATGGCCAATTAAATTTCCTGTTGAAAAGTTGAGAAAAACTGAGAACACTCTTGGGCCATATGAGTTTGCAGCTCTGTATCAATGTAACCCCATTACTTCAGCAAATCAAGAATTTAAGGAAGAGTGGTTTAAGCCGAGATCATGGGCAGAAGTGGAGGCTTTAAGCACAAGAAAATTTGCCACAATAGACCCTGGAGGCAAAGGCGTTGAAAACGACAATACTGGAATAGTTAGAAATTATATAGATAGGCAGGGTAAGTGGAATATTAAAGCCATGGGAGTCCATTTTGATTCAAAGGAATTGTTGAATTATATTTTTAAATTGCATGACGAAGGCTTTGAAAAAATTGGCATAGAAAATACTGTTTACTTGAAAGCCGTTGAGCCTTTTTATAAAGAGGCTTGCATAAAAATGAAGAAATTTCCAAACATTATTCCAATTCCACAGCCAACGACACAAAAAGAAGTGAGAATTAGGGGCTTGATTCCAAGGTATTCAAGTGGTGGTATTTTTCATATTGACAAAGATTGTAGAGATTTAGAAAAAGAGTTATTGGTTTTTCCTAAAGGAGCGCGTGATGATGTTGCTGACGCTTTAGCTATGCAAAATGAAATTTCAGAAATTCAAGTTGATGAACACCAGCAAATTATAATAAAGGTGCAGCGTGAGGAAAGAGCTAAGAAAATTGCTAAGGCTCATGGACTTTGAGAAATATGCTACAATAATTAGGCTATGAACGAAGAATTGATTAAAAGACTTAAAGACGACCCCAGTATCATAGAATTTCAAGCGTTTATTCTGTCTAAAATAGAGGAGCTTGCTTTTTTTGAGGATTTAATAAAAATGGACAATGAGAAGGCTGGTGAAGCAATCAGAATTCGTGGGATGGCCATTACTATTTTAAAAGATATATTGCAGCCATTTGCTGATTTTAAGGAGAAAAGTGAGCCTACTGTAAAACAGGTTCAAGCAGCAAAAGATAAAGCTGGGTTATAATATTTTTATGAATAGTGAGCACACTAAGTTGCAAATTAAAACTTGGTTGGAAAAAGCAATTAAAATAGCGCAAAATCCAAGTCCTAGGGAAAAGTTACTGAGAAAGCGAAAAGAGAAAATGAAAAATATTGCCAAAAGGTATGGATTTTAGCAAAAACTTGACAAATTAAATTTTATATTCTTATAATGAAACCATGAGCGAGAATAGTCTGCAAGACCGAGCAAAAGAATTAGGAATTAAGCATGTTGGTGTTTCTAAGAAAAATCTTGAAAAGGCGGTTTTAGAAGCAGAAAAAGCTCAAACTCCAGTTAAATCTCCAGATAATACTAATGCTCCAAAGCCAAAAATAAATGCAAATACTGCTATTGTTCGTACTGAAAAAGGTCAAGAAATTCGAAGGTATAGTGCTGAAAATCATGGTAAGAAATTTGCTGCTTTAGCAGATGAATTTGCAAGTCAGCATGATTATGTTGTAGAATTAGCTGAAGTTGAATCAAGTATTAAATGCTCCAATTGTGGGCACGTGCTTGAACAATAAAAACATTGTAGCAATACAATAAGCCCTACGGGCAAAAAATAATAGAAGACCTATGGTCAATGAACAAAATCAAAATAATGGTGGTGATGGTGAAGATGAAGTCTCCGAGGAGGAGAAAAAATCTGAAGCTGAAGCACTAGCAGACGTTAAAGAGGAAGAATTAAAAAGTAAAGTTGCTGAGGATTTCGACATTAGTGCCGATGACGAGCCTGAGCTTTTTAAGAAACTACTTGAAAGGGAGCAATCTCACCGCGAAAAGCTTTCTGGAGCTATTAAGCAAAAGATAAGTTGGAGAGATAAAGCTAAAAAACCCACAACTCCTGCGAAACCTGCGGAAAAACCAAAGGAGGGCGATGACCCAGACCCAGAGAAAAAACCATTAACACTGGATGAGCTTGATAGTAGGCTCGATGAACGCGATGCAAAACGAGATTTAGAAAGTCTTGGATTGTCCGAAGAAATTGAGACTAAAGTAAAAACTCTTGCCAAGGTTGAGGGTATTTCTGTAAGAGAGGCAGCCAAGCATCCTTATATTGTTTCATCAATAGAGGAAGCTGAAAAGGCGGAGCGGGTAAAATCTGCGACACCTAGGCGACAAGGTAGGGGTAGTCATGCTAGTACAAATGTAGACCCTTCAAAGCCACTCAATCCAGGTGATTTTGCTCTTGATACTAAAAAAGGACGAAAAGCTTGGGCTGACGCAAAGGCTGCGAAGCGGGAACACGAAGCACAGCAATAGAACTCCGTTACACTTCTCTCTTATATTCCAAAACTTAATTTGACAATGAAAGGAGGTGAATATTAAATATGGATGATGCAAGACAAGAATTTTGGGGTGATTTGCAGGTAGACCTATTCGTTGAGAATAGTGCTGTCTTTTTGGCAAACACTTCTTTAGAAAATTTGATCCGCGAAGATGGAAGGAAGGCTCATAAGCCAATTTTGTCGCACCCTCAAGTAGGAACTTATACGCCTCACAGCGATATCAGTTTTGAAACGAAGACTGCTTCAAAACAAACTCTGGAAGTCGATACTTTCGAGTATGCAGCGGAGGACATTGACGTGACTGAGGAAAAACAGACTCCTTATAATCTGCTTGAACATTCTCTACAGTCAATTCGAAAAGGATTGATGAATAGAGTCGAGCAAGAATATTTGGGGAATATTACCAGTGCTGACCACGAAATCAACAGTGGTACAGCTCTTGAGGTTACTTCTGCAAATATCTTAGATATTTTAGAAGAAGCTGAAGGTAAACTTGGAGCGTTTGATGCCCCTTACGAAACTGCAATGCGCGCAGCCGTTCTCGGCCCCCGCACAGTTGCAAAACTAAGAAGGTCAAAATCTGATCGAGAGACTAGGCTTGGTGATTCAACTCTATCTAATGGAGTTGTTGGCCCATGGCAAGGTTGGACTATTGTGCAAAACAATAATCTTCCTTGGTCTGCTACATTAGGCATTGCGACTAACCCTACTGATGGGGACACAGTTGTAATTTCTGGTGTTACTTTCGAATTCCAAGACGATCTTACTGACGTTACTACTGGTAATGTTGGTGTTTTACGAGATGGATCTGCTGTTGCTACTTCACGAGCTAATTTGGCTGCATGTATTAACGATAGTGGTACTGCTGGCACAACTTATGTTCAAATGAGTGCAAGAAACAATTTCCTAATTCGTAGAAAAAGACGAATCGCAGCTGCTAGTGCAGCAGGAATGCTTTTCACTGGATTCGGAGATATTTCTGTTAGTGAAACATTGACCGCTTCTGCGGACGTGTGGAGCGCACAGAAACAGGAATCAGTGTTCATGATCAGAGGTGCTATTGATATGGTTGTACAGTTTATAGACTTAGTAGTCGCAGACAAAGAAAAAGGTTTCGCCAAACTGCCTAAAGGTGTAGTTGGTGTAGGAACACAAATGTTTGATGACGGCAAACTGCTCGCTGTTAACCTAACTCAGGACGTTTCTAATTTCTGATTAATCGGACTTACTGGATAGTCTATAACTCAATCCAGTCGCCTAAGAGGGGGTGAGTGTGATCACCCCTTCAACTGGCGAAAGCCAAAATGTTAAAATGAAAGGAGGTGAAAAATACAACAACTATTAACACAAAGTTGTATATATTATGTTAAAAAATTTAATTGTAAAACAATTTTTAAGTAGGTTGGCTGATGGTGCTCATTTTCTATTGAGTTACACAATGCCAGCTTTTCCTACGCTTAATTTGCGCACTGCCACTGTTACTACGAAAACGGCTGACTATACGGTCACACAAGCTGATCTTGAAACGCCAACCATTTTCAATAATTCAGGGGACAATGACGCGTTAATCTTCACTTTACCCGCAGTTGCCGATTCAAAAGGCATGGTCGCTAGATTCGACCTTTTAGCTGCTCAAACAGTGAGGCTTGACCCGCAAGATGGTGAAGCAATCAATTACAATGGTAATGCTACTGTAACTGAAGATGCTACTATTGCAGGCGTAATTGGAAACTATGCTGAGATTTTTTGCGATGGTGTGCAGTGGATTATTACTGAAGCTAATGGTGTGATTACGAAAGCAATTTCGTTATCACTTTCACCTAGTTTGAGTCCATCACTTTCACCTTCCGTAAGTCCTAGTGTAAGTGTGAGCCCAAGTTTGAGCCCTTCGATAAGTCCATCGATCAGCCCTAGCTTGAGTCCGTCAATCAGTCCTAGCCCATCATCTTGATGAGGTAGGCTATTGGCTTTAAACTCTGCCCTGTTTACAGGGCAGGGATTTAGAGCTAAACTAAAGGAGGTGTTAAATTATGTATACAAAAAACGCTAAAGGCCAATTAAGGCATCCAGAAGGTAGAATGGTGGTTATCACGACTCCTGACGTTCCTGCTCTGGCTCGAACAGTTGATGCTTCTCTGAATGCAACATCTGAAATCACATTAAATAAAGCAACAACAATGTTGCGAGTTTACGCAATAACTAAGGATGTTTATTTGAAATATGGTACTGATGACGCTACTGCTGCAAATTTTGATGAAGTGATCCCCGCATCACAAGTTCAAGATTTTAAAGTTCCAAACGGCATAACGGCAATTAACCTTATTGAAAGAGAAGCTAGTGCAACCGCCATCGTTATAGAAAAATAATCTTTGAGGCTAGGCTTGCAAACTCTTGAACCTAAGCTAACAAACTCTTGATATTCCACGTGGTAAAGTGTGATATAATTTTCTTATGAAAGTTAGCGTAGTAATCCCCGCATATAAAGACCCTTGGGTACATCCCACAATTGACTCCCTTCTTTTAAACTCTGAACTTGGTGATCAATTGGAAATAATTGTTGTTTTAGACGGTCATTGGCCTGAAACTCCCATTAAACAAGATGATCGAGTACATGTAGTCCATTTGGGCAAGAACAGGGGTATGCGTGAAGCTATTAACGCTGGTGTAAGAGTTGCCCGAGGGGAGTTTATACTGCGTGCAGATCAACACTGTGCCTTCGCTAAGGGCTATGACAGGATACTAAGTGAGGATTGCCAGCCAAATTGGATTATGACGGCCACACGTTACTTCTTAGACCCTGTTGAGTGGGACATTATGGAGGAGCTAGAGCCAGTAATTACAGAAAAACTAGTAATTCAAGGTGGGCGAAAATTCTCTGGTGGTGCATGGCGTAGTCGAGATAAGAAATTTGAAAATGAACAATTAATTGAATCAATGGCAATGCAGGGCAGTTGTTGGCTAATGCCTAAAGCGTGGTGGGAAAAGGTTATAGTAGAGCTTCAAACTGAAGGATATGGCCAGATGTATCAGGATAGCCACGAAATGATTTTTAAGACGTGGAAGGCCGGAGGCAAGCTTATGGTTAGCAAGAAAACTTGGTTTGCGCACAAACATCGTAGCTTTACTGCGGGAAGGCATGAAGGTACTAAGGAAAATTCATCACTCAGAGGCTCTAATTTTGAGTCTGGACGATATTCATTGAGTGTTTGGCGTGAGTATTACGAAAAAGAAATAAAGCCAAAATGGAAAATATAAAAGAAACTCCACTGTGCAAGTTGGCCTATGAGTATGGTACTGATAAATGCCCTAGATTAAAGCACGTTTATACTCCTTTTTATTATGAAATGTTTAAGGATAGGAGAAAGTCTGTTAAAAAAGTGCTTGAAATGGGTATTGGTTTTACAAAAACCATGCCCCATGTTGCAGTAATTTACGACAAAGGGCTTAAAAGAAATTATCAGAGAGGCGCAAGTTTAAAGATGTGGAGAGACTTTTTCCCCAATGCTCAAATACACGGAGCAGATATAGCTCCCGCCTCAATGTTTGAAGACGATAGAATTGAAACTCATCTTTGTGATGAAACCAAGGTAAGTGATATTGAGCGATTAATAGAAAAAACAGGCTCAGATATAGATTTATTTGTTGACGATGGCTTGCACAAGCCTTGGGCTCAAGTATTTCTAGCAAAAACAATACTTCCTTTATTGAATGATGATGTTACTTACATAATTGAAGATGTTAGCCACAATAGGACTATTACTAAGCAATTAAGTGAATATAAATGTGAATCGCCAAATCTTCCAAACAGAAAATATCGTCATGGAAAATTAATGGTTATAACAAAAAAATGAAAGATTTAACGGCTATATTTTTAACAGTAAACAAAGTCCCAAAAAAGTGGGCTAAATATCACAGAGAAGTTGTATCTGAAGCACTGGGTGACACTCCTGTAATTTCTATCACAAAGGAGCCTTCAGATTGGGGAACGAATATTATTCAAGAGGGGGAAATAAGAGCTTCAAATGTTTATAGAGAAATGTTGAGAGGGGCTAAATTAGCAACTTCAGCTTATATAGCTGTAGTTGAAGACGATACCCTTTATTATAAAGACCATTTTAAGTGTCGCCCTGAGCTTGATACTTTTGGATACAATATAAATCGAGCTGGATTATTTACTTGGGGTAAGCCAACTTATTTTTGGACATTGCGCGTTGTTAATTCCACTATGATTGCGCCTAGAGAGCAGTTAATAAAAGCCTTAGAAGAAAGATTTGAGAAATATCCCGATGGCATGTCAAGTGGCTTGGCTGGAGAGTTGGGTAGAAAAAATATTGAAGAAAGACTGAAAGTTGATGTGCAAAAAATGACGTGCTTTAAAACACCCATAGCAGTTGTTTCTTTTGGGCATGTTTTTTCTATGGACTCACGACAACAGAATCACAGAAAAAGAATGGGATTAATAAGGGCTTTTGATATTCCCCATTGGGGCAAAGCATCTGAACTTGTAAAACATTTTGTATGAAAAAATTTAGTGAATATCAACATTTAGAGGGAGAATTAATTGGCCGAGAGAAAAAAGAGGTTGACAGCAAATTTTGGGGAAAGGGTAAGTGGGACAATTTCGTTTTACCCCTTCTTCCGAAACGATGTGAAGATATGGTTCTGGCTGACATGGGTTGTAATGCTGGATTGTTTTTAAAGTTTGCTGAGGTAAAGGGGTTTAATAGGGTGCTAGGAATAGATTCAGATTCAGATGCCGTTCACAAAGGCTTGGACTATAAAAAAAGGAAGGGCTACAAATATGAGATGAGGTTTGGTGAAATGTCAGACGCAGACTTTCCGCTTGCTGATTACACCATTTTTGTAAATGCTCACTATTATCTCAATATCAGTGAGTTTGTGCTTCTTTTAGACAAATTAAGAAATCGAACTAGGTACTGTTTAATTGTTTCTGGAGATAAACAAACGTATCCACACATAGCTTCTTCAAGAGCAAATGATATAAGAAATTATTTTGAGGATTGGAAAGAGGTTGATGGGGTTTATGCAATTGATGGGAGCAATGATCCTTCACCAAGAAATCTTTGGACACTTGCTTTTCAAAGTCCTACCTTAAAAAGAGTCTCAATGAAGGGGCTAGATTGTGGAAATTATGTACAAAGTAGTTTTTATCAACAATTGGATGACGGCATGGATTATAAAAAAACAAAATATTATAAAATAATAAGAGCATACAGATTAAACAAAAATCCAGAGTCATTGTCTATATGGACTGAAGATCAATTGCATGAATTTTTTGAAAGAAAAATAGATTTGTATGAGGATATAAAAGCTAGGGGTTTGATGCAACCAATTATTGTAAATAGTATTGGTAAAATTTTAGACGGAAATCATAGATTTATGATGTTAAAGCATTTAGGACACAGAACAATTTTAATAAGAGAAATATGAAAGGCGCAATAATTTACATTTCCAGTAACAGAGAAACTCCTGAATTTGAGTACAAAATTATTGAAGATATGATGTCAAAAAAGGGGGATATGGTTGTTTACGCTGTTACTCAGGAACCAATGGAGGACGTATTTGAGTTTAATTGGTGGGTGGGCGATGTTGGCACTTCTGGTTTTAATTTTTGTAGACAGTTACAAATGGCACTTATGGAAGCAGTGGCAGCAGATTATGTAATTTCGTGTGAAGCTGATTGTTTATATTCTCCCGATTATTTTAAATTTGTGCCATCAAAATTAGACAGAGTTTACCGTAATACTAACAATTATGTGTTGCCTTACCAAAGTGATTCTTTTTATAGCAAAGAGAGCCAAACAGCCTTTCAAGTTGCTGGAAGGGAATTTTTACTTGATCGGTTAAATTACTTGCTCAAAGATCAACCTTTGTGGGATACTGAAATGAAGAATTTCCCTAAAGAAATTGGTAAGCCATTTTTGGAGGATTGGGACAATTTTAGAACAAAATATGCTTGTTTTGGAATAAAGACAGGGCGGGGAATGAGAAAACAAACTCGTCATGGTAAAGAGAAATTTACAGAATTGCCCTATTGGGGCACAGTAAAACAGGTTAGAGAAAAATATTTAATATGAAAATAATTGACGCAGTTAGAAAACACAAAACAGGCAGGGGAATTGAAATTGTTGACGTTGGCAGAAG